TTACCAAATTTGCAATTCTTGTTACTCTCCCAAAGGTTAATTTTGGGATATTAAAAACATACTCTTCAAATTTAGAGAAATTTTCCAATTTCTTTCGATTTTGATAAATAGATAATTCCTCAAAGTCTGCATTTGGAACACTCACTCTACTAGTTTGGCTTTTTAAACAATAGTAATATTTTTGATTTCTTGGAAAATAATATATATTTCCTGCCACTGCTTGTTCAACAGGAAATTCTCCATTATTTTGTCCTAAAATTCCATTAAGATTTTGTATTAATAGATTTTCTTTATTATTAAGACTTTCATATAGGTATTTCCAAGTTATTGGAATTAATTGTTCATCAGGAGTTCCTGATGTTGCTTCCCAAGTTCTATTTCCACCAATATTTTTATACCAATGTCCATTGTCTGCTAGATATTGTTTATCTGCTTCTAAGTTATTTCTTCCTTTCAAAGTACCAACAGCTGTTAATCCTGTTTCTGTATAGACTTGGTTAGCAATATCCCTTGTTAAATAAATAACACCATCTCTCACATATATTTCAGCTTCTATATCACTTGAAATAGCCATATAGATATCTTGAATAGATTCATATGTTTTTCCTAATCTGTTGTTTGGAAAAGTATCAGCAGATACAGCTGTTGTATATGAATAAAGAATTTCTGTTATATCTCCTTCAATTTTTGCATATACTCCAAATTCTTCTGTTTGAAAAGATTGTTCTACATTTTCATTTGATATTTGTACTGTTAAAACAGCAGTACCATTATCATTTCTTATATTCATTACATTTAAATCAAGTTTTTTATTTTTTAATTCAGTTACTTCTCTTAAGTTTCCTGAATGTTTTTGATCTCCAAATGCTGCTTTGGTAAATAGAACTTTACCTTCCCCAGCTAATGCTCTTGCTAAAAGGTTTCTCCCAGCATTTGTAATGATGTGACTATTAAAATCAGCCATTTCTTTCACCTCTTTTTTCTAAAGTATATTTTCCGTTTTTATTTACCAAATTTAGATTATTAAGATAGAAGTAACTTGGTTGTGGATATAGTATTACTTTTGTTCCATATCTTATATGTGTTGCCATATATAAAGGAGATACAGAGTTATTTTTAAAAGTAATTCCTGTTAAATGTTGTGATTTCTTTTTTGTTTTTTCCACTCTATCTATCATAATATCTAGGTTATTTTTAGTTGTTCCCATAATTTCTATTTTGAATGTTCCATTATCCCCATTAAATTCTGGAAATTCCAATATATTAGCTTTTTCATAAAAGATATTTAAAACATCTTGAATAGCCTTATTTGTTCCCTTAATTGAATGGATTTGAAAAGATAATTTACATGCTTTTCTTTTTTCCTCAACAGACATAGAAAAATCATAAAAATCTACACTTAATTCTTTTGCAAGCATATCTATCTCTTTTTCTGTCATAGTATCTATTCTTTCAAGAAACTCTAAATATTCTATATTAGCAACAATGTGTTTTGAGATAAGTGCATCTATAACAGTTAATATAACTTTATATTGCTTATCATCTTTTAAAATATCAGGAGCAAGGTCTCTTATGTTCGTTACATCATATATAAAATTTTGCTCTTTCATCTTGACTCTGCTCCTTTGTAAGAAATATTTATAGTTCCACATTTTGCTAAATAAAATTTTTGCCCTTTATAAGTTTGAGGAGATTTTATTTCTATTCTTCTTATACCTTCAACACTTTTAGAAATATCTATAATATCTTGCAAGTTTATACTTTCTCCCATTTTGAAAGATTTAGTATACTGTTCTAATGAATTTGTCAGCTCTTTTTCTATTTCTGATTTCGATACTAGCGAACTATCATAAACCCAGTAATCTAAATCAATATTATAATTGTGAAATATTGGGTCTTTAATTTCTATCTGGTCATTTAAAACTTTAATATTTTTATTCTCAACTATATAATTTTTTATTTTTGTTTTTTCTTCTTGTGATATATGTTCCAAACCATTCACAACATAAATATCAATATAATTAGGTTTAGGACTGTTTATAAAGACATCCGTAACTAGGTTAGATGATTTTTTAACCCAATATTCATAAGAGCCTTCTGAACCACCTGTAGTAAATGATTCAGGAATAAGTTCTAATCTACTTCTGTACTCTTCATCTTCCTCTTCTTCTCTACCGCCTGTCACATCTGTAATATTAGTTATTTCTTTCATATACTCATATCTATCAACAATTTCTTTAATTTCACCAGCTAATATTTTTCCTAAATTACCAGCAATTTCAGCAACAGCTATCACATCAACATAAGTTTCCCCACTTCTTATTTTGTACTCTTGTTCTGTATAAAACATATAATTTTTATAAAGAAATCTTGTACCTTTTGCAATAACAACATCTTTTGCTACAACTGATGAAATATGACATCTAATTGTAGTTCTTGCTTTGTTAGCTTTTAATCTAGCTCCTCTTTCTCCATAAAAATTGCCTTTCAAGTCTAATCTTTCTTCTCTTGAATATTTTAAGAAGTTTTGTTTTGCTACATCATTCATATTTGCCTTTATATTTGATAATAATGCTGCAACTGTTGAGTATAAATATGCTTCTTTTGTACAAAGTTCTAATCTTTCTCTAGTAATTTCTTCATGAAATCTTAAAGCATCAGCTAAAATTGTTTCAGGATTAGAGTCTATTAAATTAAATTCTTTCATCTATTTCAACCTCACATTCAATTTCAAGTCCATTTTCAGTAGCTTTACATTCAACATTATTTAATGTAAGACCTTTTATATACTTACTAACTTGAATTTGTAAGTCATTAAAAATACTATTTTTTATTACAGTAATTGGTCTATCAACCATTCTATTATCTATTCCTAAATCTCTATGGAGTGGTACTGTTCCTCTTTTTGTATTTAACAGAATATATAATTCCATTAATTTTGGATGTTGAGGAATAGTCTTATTTGAAACTATCATAATTTCCTCCTATTAATATCCTCTTAAATCATCTTCAATTACTCCATGTAGCCATTTTTTTTCATTTTTATCTTTTGAATAAACATTCTTTTTAGATTTTTTCTTTAATACTTTTTTATTTTTCTTCTTGTTTTTTCCACTACCATTATTTCTTCTATTTTCCGTAGTTAAATTATTAGTAGTTGGTAAAAGAAGTCTATCTAATTTCGGAATATATTCTTTTAGAGTTAAAGAACAGTTTACAATTTCTAACTCTCCATTTGAGTTTGTACTCTTTATTCCTTGTTTAAAGCCTGTTAACATAAATCCATATTTTGATAGAGGTTTATTTCCTAAAATAAGTGGATAATACTCTCCATTTTCACAGATTTTTTCTAATTTTAATAAGGCTTCATTTATATTAGTCAGGGTATAAACTAACTTAATATTTAAAGAAATAGTTCTTAAATTTCTACGAATAAACTCTGTATAAGGAGCTTCTCCAAGATTGTCATGATCTTCTGTTTTAGATGAGATACTTAAATCAATAGCATCAGGAGTTAGAACATTTCCACGAGCAACAGTAAAAGTAATATCTCCATAACTTCCTAAATTACTTGAAAAATCAAATGTAGTAAAATTATTCAAAAAGTCTTTTGTTAATCTATTTAATATACTCATTTCTTAGTCATCTCCTTATAGTCAATAGATTCAACATCTAATTTTCCATTTTTTAATGTTGCCTTATTAGTTTCAAAACCTTTTTCAGCTTTCATACTTCCATTTATTGTTGCATTATTTGAAACTATTATATTTTTTTCTATTGTTGTATCTCCTGTTATAAGAACTTCACTGTCTATTTTTGTCAAAGTTCCTTTTAACTCTATATTCCCATCTTCTTTTACTGTTAAACTTGAACCTTGAAAATCTATTCTATATTCATCTTCTTGTGAATTACTTACATTTTTATCAGAGAAATAACTTCCAATTATAAAACCTCTTTCTGTATCATCTCCTAAAAATATACAAAACACAGGAGTATTCACTTTTGGAATAGAAGTTATTTTATTCCCAAAAGTGATAGGAGATAAAATTTGTAATCCCTCTGTTATTTGATTTTCATACTCAGGAAGTTGTACAGTAGCAGTATAATCAGTTGTATTAATATTTTGAATAATTCCTACTGTTCCTTTTAATACTGAAATCATTTTTTATTCTCCTCTCTCATATCTTTTTTTATTTTGTACATTTCAATAGATGTAGTAAATTTTGGAAAATTATGTTGTAACCTAGTTACTACATAATTTCCTGAAAACTCTCCTGCATCAGATAATGCTATAATGCAACCAGAATACAACTCCTTACATCCAATAATTTTTAAAGTTGTTTCTATCTCTCTTTTATTGACATTTTCAAGAGTTTTCTTTGCTAATTTTTTTAAATCTCCACTTTTAGCCCTGGATTTTAAAGAATAAACTTTTTTATAACTATCAGACTTTTGTCCTGTTTCAAGTTCATGTTTTGTTATAATTGCTTTTTCTTCTTTTTGTTTTTTAGTATTAAAGTATTTAACTTCAATAGCATCATAAATATCATTAGATTTATCTTTTATTTCAAATTCCTCAACATTGTTTAAGCTAATACTTAAAAGAGGAGTGTTTTCTGATAATATTTCTTCCTCAAATAAGATAAGGATTCCACTAGATATTTTTAACTTTACTCCTTCATCCTGGGCAATCTTATTTAAGAATGAAAAATCTTCCTCTTCCTCCTGCTTTATGTTTTTTAGAGTAATATTGTCTTTTACTTTATAAAAATACTTTAGCTTATATTTATCAGCAAACTCTTTTCCAAGTGCTTCTAAAGAGATATTAGCCCATATCTTAGACCTTTTAACATCTCTTGAATTAAGTGGACCAGATATTCCTTTAAATGTTGCTGTTTTTCTGTTGAATTGTCTTATATCTATATTAAAAATTCCTACATCACTTTGGCTTTCTCCTTCAAATTCACTATTCCAATTAAGAGTTTTTATTCCAAACTTTATTTGAGTTCCCTTTGGAATAGCCCAGTTTGTTGTTAGAAATCTATTATTTTCATTATTAAGTTTTATTATAATTTCATCTAATGTACCTTCTAAATTATCTATAATTTCAACATCAACTATATGTTTTAATAATTCTTCAGTTACATCTTTATTATCTATAAAAAAGGTAGGAGAGGCTCTCCTAACTAAGTTTGAACTAGCCACGGAGCAACACCTCTCTTTTTATCTTCTTTTACTTTAGGAATAGAAAGTTCAACTCCAGCTGGAAAGATAACTATTTCAGAGAGTTCAATATTTTCTTCTAATAACTCTTTCATAAGATTTTCATTCCCAAAGAGTTTAAAAGCAATTAGATCCCAAGTATCTCCTGCTTCTGTCTTATAAACTTGTTCTTGCATAAGTTTCTCTTTCCTCCTTCATTTTTTCTAATTGTCTTTGAAGTTCATTTAACTTTTCTTGTAAATTTTCTATAATGCTATTTTTAGTATCTTCAGATACTCCATTAAAAGTAAAACTATTGTAAATTTGATAAGTAATAGGCTTTTCACTACTTGTGCTATTTTCTGATTTACTACTTTGAGTAGCATTTTGAAGTCTGTTTCTTAAACTTCCAAAGATACTTTCATTCTCATCTTTTGTAAGAACTCTTTCACCTTTGTGTAACTCAGCAATATAACCATCAAATGGCACATAATTTAATCCATTAGCATGACTTCCATTTATTGTAGCTTTTGCAGTTCCTATATTTTCTTTTTCTCCAATGATGTATTTCATTCCTGGTATTTTTCTTGCAAAATCTAAAGCCATTTCTTTTGCTCCAGCTATTGCATCAGACATAAGTTCAAATGGCTTCGCAAAAAAGCCTTTTATTTTTTCTGCAATACTAGCAATAGTATCTTTAAAAGAATTTAACATTGCTGTAAATCTTTCAGAAAATCCAGTTTTTACTTTATCCCAAAGTCCAGTTATACTTTCCCATAGACCTTGGAAGAAACCTGTAACTTTATCCCAAATAGCACTAAAAATCCTAGTAAGTACTGACCATAAAGTTGAAAAAACTCCAACAATCTTATCCCATAGCCAAGTAATTTTATTCAATATCCAATTAAATAAATCTACAATACCTTGCCATATAGCTCCAATAACTCCACTAAGTACATTCCAAACACCTGTAAAAAATTCTACTAAAAATCCAGGAATAGCTTTTACAAATGCTTTTATTTCATCCCAATATTTGTAAATAATGTATCCAAGAACAGCTATTCCAGCAACTATTAAACTAATTGGACCTCCTAAAGCAGTTATTCCAGCTTTTAATACTGCCATAACTCCACCAGCAGCCTGTACTGTTGTTGTAAGCTTTTGA